TGCCGCAGCGCCTGCCAAAGCATTCTGAAACATTCGCTCAGAGGCGGATAAAGTTGGAACAGCCGCAGGAGCCGTTGGCTGTCCCTCCGTAGGAATTGCTGCTTGTCCACTAACGGGTGCTAAATCTCTTGCAATCTCATCAATTTCTGCCTCAGAAAGTTCACGGTCAGTTTTGATCCTTTTTCCGTTAATGGTATAAGTAGGCATATCAATCCTCTTCTACAGTGTAAGTAACGCCGCTGGCAGTTCGTCGTGGAGCTTTTTGACTACCCTCTAAGATACCGCCGAATGCAACATCAATGTCTTCGTTCTTAAACCCGGCACGACGAGCAAGTTCGCGTTGCGTATCCAGTTCACGCTGAATGCTTTCTCCTTGCTTCTTCTTCAGCACTTGTGCATAAGACCGAAGTTTCTTTAAGGTGTCTGCTGTTGGAGTACCTTGAACCAGACGGGCAACAACGTCAGAGACAGTGCCGACGAAAGCCGGATCAGTCCGGTACTTTTCAACGTCCTTATTGCTAAGTTGCGTGTCACCAGATGCCTTAGCAAGTGCAGATGCAAGACCGGCAGCAGACGCAAAGTTATTCGTTTTCAGAGCATCGTCTGCAAGCGTAACCGCACGAGAGGCAGACTCATAGCCACGACGAGCATCAGTAATCGTACCAAGAACCTTAGCCCGAAGACCAGGAACATCTTGGACATCCTTTACTCCGGGAATCTGTGTAGCCCCGGCAGCGGCCTTTTTCACGCCACGGTCAAGCAAAGTCCTGTTAACAGCCTGCGTCTGTTCTGGCGTATATTTATCCAGTGTGGTCTTAGCACCAAAGCCAAGTTCATTTGCAACAGCAGCAAATTCTGCCGGTGTTTTTACATTCTTTTCTTCTTCAGTGAATCGCTTGAGAACAGAGAAATCACCAGTTGTCGTAAACTCTTGGATACTTTCAGGAGTATAGTTCTTTGCATTAGCCCTGACAAACTCTTGAATTGGGTCTTTGGATGCTTTCTCACGACGACGCTGTTCAGTAAGTGCCCTTTCCGACTCAATTTTAACACCAGACAGCATCATCTGCTGTGCCTGCATCGCAGCCTGCTGTGCAGCCTGGGGATTGACCTGTCGCAGAGCATTAGCATACTGCATCATGCCTTCAGCAGTCGTGGTGTCAAACTGCTGTGCCAACTGACGCAATTGCGAAGCCTGCTCAAGCATCGGATCACGGGCACCAAGAGCACGGGAGGCTTGAGTAAGCCCACCGTAGATGCCAGCAGCAATCCGGGACTGCGGATTCATGTTAGCAAACTGCATGGCGCGTTTACGATCAACTTCAGCCTGAGCCTGTTCAGGACTAAGCCCAGCATTGAGAAGACCAAGGTAAGGATTACCCATCATTCCATCAGCCATTATTAGCCTCCAAACAGTTTACCGATTAACTGAGCAACCGGATCAGACAAAGCACCGACAACAGCCGTATTACGGTTTGCTGTCAGTTGATTAGCAGTATTCATTCCTTGCTGTAACATCTGTGCAGCAGCGGTGTTGCCTGCGCCTAGTCCTACACCAAGATTCAACGGCTGCATACCTGCTTGTTCAACCCCGGTTGCCTGTGTAAATCCAGTGCTGAACGGAGCCAGTGCAGCTTGTTGAGCACCGTAGCCGCCCTGCCGGAGATTCAATGCGCCGCCAAGCAAGCCTTGACCGAAGGTGACCTGTTGCTGTCCTGCCTGTTGCGCTTGAGCAGCCAACTGAGCGTTACGCTGTTGTTGTGCATTGTAGAAGGCCTCCATAGCCGGGTTCGCAGCCCGAAGACCAGGAGCACCCATCGGAGTAGCGCCAGTGGCACCCATCGCAAGACCACCAGTACCACGGCGGAATTGCTGCGTCTGCAACTGTGCCAGAGCACGCTCATCCATCGGAGCCAACAGTTCTTGCTGCTGTGCAAGATACTGCTGTGCAGCAGCCTGCGGAGTCTGTGCAACGTACTGCTGACCTAGATTAAACAAGCCTTGAGCAGCTTGGTTGATTTGGCCTTGCATGGCTTGCTGTTGCTGTGCCTGTTGCAGTGCTCCGCCGGAGATACCCAGCAAAGACTCACGCATAGCAGCCACATCAGGGGCAACTTGGTAGCCAGCACCGATCAGACGACCATCGGGGCCGAACTGGAAGCCGCTACGACCAAAGCGGGTGGTAACGCCTACGGGGCGAAACTGTGCCTGCTGCGCTGCTTGTTGAGCAGCCTGTTGTGCCCCACTAGCAGCCTGATTTGAAGCATAGATGTTGCCTGCGGTATTGATAATACCACTTAAAAGGCCAGTATAATCAATAGCCATTAGTAGGTACCTCCATCAACGGTACCAGAGAATGTACCAGACAATGTTAGATTAGCCATCGTTGTGGTTCCCGTATGCGTTCCATTGTTAGCGTCAGGCTTAGAGGAAACGGCAGAGGCAATGTTATTGTACTCTGTGTCGATTTCCGTGCCCTTGATGATCTTGGAAGGATTGCCCGACACAAGACCGTCTTTAATAGCAAAGTTAGTAGTTTTGGTATAATTAGACACTTAGTTACCTCGTTTTTCCTACTTTGGTAAAGACATCAATCTTTTGGATGGACACTGGTCGAGTATTCACAGTAGTTTCAAAACCTAGCTGAATAACTTTACCGGCACCACCAATGTTGATTACCTTGTTGTCGAAAGCTGATCCACCGTATTCACCAATATTGAACTCGGAAATATTGTATTCTGCAACAGCAGCGTTTGACAGGTTGAACTGACGGCTATTCAGAATGTCACTGTAGTCATAACCGAACTTCAGCACCACAGGATAACCCTGTCCACCGATAGTCGTGATTCCAACCTTCTTCATAATCTTCAGTGCCGTGGGCACACCGAAGTCGAAGTAGTTGGTGTAGTATCGCATCACATAAGTATCGGTATTGTCACGATAAGTGTCATACTTACCGACATATCCGGGTTTACCTAACAGAAGGTCTTTGTTCTGTTTGTAGCAGAAGGCTGTTGGTACATTTCCATCCCATGTCGTAGCCCTGCTTGCGCCGTTAGGTAGTAGCATCCGAAGGTCAAAGCAGTAGGTTACTCCAGTGACAGGGAAAGTAATCAGATAGAAACCTTCCTTGTCTGAGTGTGTTGCCTTGATACCTGCGGCAGTCTCCAGAGTCATCGCAGCTACAACATCATCACGCACATTTGCGCTGATGTCGCGCATCGGCGAAGACTTCTCCTGGATCACCCGAGACAGTGACTTGACACCGCTGTCGGACAGGAAGTACACATCTGAGCCAGTGGCTACCACAGAGTCTCGTGCAAAGCAGCCAACACCTGTAATCGTGTCCTGTAGCTGTAGACCAGCAGGGTCTTGAGCGTTAGCATAGATCAGAATCTGTCTACGACCAAAGACGATCAGGAAGCCGTTATGGGCTGCTAGAGCAATGATTTCGTCGGCACCAGCAGGCCATATTTCTGCAATATCCAGCGTTCCAGCAGTGCCTGTCGATAACACGAAACCACTAAGCAGATCAGAGAACTGAATAACCGTCTTACTAGATGTGTTATTGGCTGACCATGTACGACCATATGCACTGATTACGCAGTTGTTGTGGGTTACAGTTCCAACATATCCGGTCTTCTCAGACACCCTACGGTACGTCGAGTTAGACACAGCAGGATCAAAGATCAAAGGATCGTGTCCAGACTGGTACATGTACAGGATACCGTTCAGAGCAGCCATCTGCCAGTTGCTGTCAGTGATCGTCGGAGCAGTTCCGCCACCACCGTAGGTTAGCATCGTCAGTGTACCGCCGTTAAGCCTGAACAGCTTGTTGTTACCGGCAGCAATCGTGTAAGAAGTACCGTCAGCAGCAATCAACTCACCGATAGCCTTGACAGCATTTGAGCCTAAGTCAGTGTTGGTAGTATGAGATGGACTCCAGCCTTTACGAGCACCAATACGACCAAACTTGTCAATCACACAATTCGTAGCAACAGTAGCAAAGCCTGATTCAAGTGAAACCACCGAGTCCTGCGTGTTAAGGCCGTAGAAACCCGGAGCAGCGATAGAAGTGGTTAACAGCTTTGCTACCATTATACACTCGTCCAGGTTACTTGTTCATCGTACCGGTTAGCTTCAAGAGCAATAGCGTCTGACAGTGCAAGACGATACTTCTGATATAATTCACTGAAAGACTGTCCACCATCTTCACCTCGTTCAGCCACAGCGTTAGCGTATGCTAACATCTGCACCAAGTGAGGAGGAACTTTAATCAAGTCACCGTTGGCAGACAGGTCAGTCTGAGGAATGTTCAGATTAAACCGTAAGGAATAGACCGCATCAGGCTGTGGCCAGACACGGACAACATTGTCGTCGTTGCTTACACCGTCAAAGGCATAGTAGATCGGAGCAGCATTCTGGACATCAGCGAGATAATACTGTGTATCCAACCAGTCAGGGGACACCTGATACATCGGGACATCTTCAGTCTCGTTCATAACCATGTCAACCTTAAACCGTTGACCAGAACCTGTCAATGTGTATGCCTGTTGTCCGGAGACAGTAGGTACGACAATCGTTTGACTTAAAGCATTCCATGAGTAGGCGTCTTCAATTTCACGCTTTGCGTCATTGACTAAGACACCAATCAAAGAACTATAAGGAGTATCACCAACAGATGAAACCTCTGTTTCCCTAAGTCTTATAAGGACATTGTTAACAAGTTGTAAATAAGTTGTTGCCATTAGTTTTCCTTGGTGTCTTTATAAGTAATCATTATAGACGATTCTCTTAGACTTGTCAATAGGTGTCTGCACTAGTGTTGTGCTTTTACAACAAACTGGAAGATCATAAATAATGTAGCTACAACAGCCCAAGCACCCATGCCCATGTTTACCCACCGTTCAACCTTACGATCTACTCTGGTAATGCTCTTATCAAGTTCTTCTGTCTTTTCTTCAAGATCATCAATCCGAACACCTTGAGCAGTCTGACGCTCTTCAACGAGGATCAGACGAGTAACGGCATCAGTTAGTTTGTCTACTTTTGTCTCTATTCGTTTCAAGTCCTCGTTGAAGCCTGCATCCATGTTACTTCTTAGCCTTTTTCTTAGACATTCCAGCCTCTGACAAGGCAATCGCTACAGCCTGCTTACGGCTCTTGACAACTGGGCCTTTCTTTCCGCTATGTAAAGTACCTTCCTTGTACTCTCGCATAACTTTCTCAACTTTATTAGGCTTCTTCATCATATGTTCCTCGCTAAGTATTCGTACATGTGGTAACAAAGCACAAGAAGGAAAGCAATAGCAAACAAATACAAACCGTTAGTAATCATCTCTTTTTGCCGACGTTTTGCAATCTTTACTGCTTGCTCTCGCTGTCTTTTGATCTTAATTCGTTCAGACATCATGGACTGATAGGCCTCTTGTCCATATACACCAGCGATAAGAATATAGAGTTCATACTCCATCTTCTTCAGTCGCTCACGGTGCATTACGATGTCTAATGCTTCCTGCTCAATTGATCCTTTACCAAGAAACTTGCCTTTCTTGAGGTCTTGTTCTTTTTTGGCAGCACTTTCGTTAAAAGATTGGACAGCCGAGTACCATTTACCAAGCTGTCCCGCTACACTTTCTATTTCTTTGCCAGCCTTCACCAGCTTCTGTACGGTATTAAATGCCGTAACAGCTACTCCGAAGGCTGTAACCGGATCAATCACAACATCTCCTTACGGCTGCTCAGGCCACTGAATATTCCAAGGAAATCCTTCCTGAATAGTTACGTCACGCAAGGCTTGACGATAAGTTGACCATGCCTGCTGTTGTTCAACAGTCATCGAATTCCACCGATCAGGTAATACATTGATGTCTGAAGCAATAAGCAACTGATCGCGTTGCGCCCTTACTTTTGCTGCTTCACCTTCAGTATCGGGAGGAGGAGGTAGCGGTGTGTTGCCATCAAACACCCATCCAATGTCAACACCTGGAGGGCATTCAACCCAACCTTGAGACTGTGCATATTCAGGATCGGCAACCGCAATGTTTGCCACCTTGCCATCTTTGATGATTGCGTATCTCATGTTTTTCCCTTACCAAGTATAGACACGGCAGTATCCATTACCACCATTACCGCCTGCGCCGCTGTCGTTCGCGCCTGAGTAACCGCCTCCGCCACCACCCGCAGCAACTCCTCCTGCGCCTCCTGCGCCTCCGACGGTTACGCTATCTGCTGCGCCACCGCCGCCTCCGAATCTAAATGTAGAGCCTGCTGATCCTGGGCCTCCAACGCTACCGCCGCTTCCGCCGCCGCCGCTTGCTCCTGTAATCGAACCTCCCGCTCCTCCTGCGCCGCTACTAGAGCCACCGCCTCCACCGCCACCCGCTCCGCCTTGATACGAGCAGCCTCCTGCTTGTCCGGCCCCGCTTGTTGGAGAGCCTCCGCCACCTCCACCACCAAATCCAGAAGAGGCGCCAGCAAAATTCGGTGATACGGTATTTACGCCGCCGAATTGGCCGGTTTGATATCCTGATGATGCATAGTTTCGGGGATCTCCTGAAGAATTTAGAACACCGCCGCCTCTGGAACCGGCTCTAACGGCTGTAGCGCCTCCCTCACCTTGATCGCCACCATAGGCATACAGTTTTGTTCCAAAATCACTCGCGCCTCCGGATGTACCATTATTTCCATTTGTGCTTGAAACTCCCGTTCCTCCGGTTCCACCTGCTCCAATCGTAATGCTTTCAGTTGCGCTTAGATCAGATGCTTTGAACAAACGATAAGCATACGCACCGCCAGCACCGGCAGAACCACCAGAACGAGTTCCTCCGCTACCACCACTACCGCCGCCGCCACCTGCACCCCACACCTCAACCAACACAAAGGTAGCGCCGGAAGGTTTTGTCCAAGTGCCAGAAGAAGTAAACTCTTGGAAATTAGCACTTCCACCAGATGTTGCGATGGTGATAGAACCAGCTCCGTTGGTAATAGTTACCCCAGAGCCTGCTGTCAACGTCGCTTTGGTAAGCGTATTGCCCGTGCTGTTGCCAATTAAGAGTTGACCGTTTGTATAGCTGGTTTGCCCAGTACCGCCGTTGACAACAGGAAGTGTGCCTGTGACGCCGGAGGATAGACTGATATTGGTGATCGTGTTGTTTGATCCATTGATCGTCTTGTTGGTAAGTGTTTCAGTTCCGGTAAGCGTTACATAGCCAGAGGCAGGAAGATAAGCTGCAACCCAATTTGATCCGTCATACACACGCATCTCGCCCACGGTACTGTTCCAGTACAAGGCACCAGTCAGCAGCGCATTACCGTCGTTGTCAAGCGTAGGATTAGAGGTCTTAGAGCCTAAGTAACGATCATCGAAGCTATCATAGCTTGCAGCAGCAGCCGTGGCACTGTTAGCAGCACTGGTGGCGCTGTTAGCAGCGTTAGTAGCCGAGGTAGCCGCAGCAGACGCAGAAGCAGCCGCAGACGTAGCAGAACCCAGGATGCTATCGACATAGCCCTTGCGGGTCAAGTCATCATCAACTGTAGGCGTGGCAGTGCTGGTGATTTTATTGGAACCCATGACGATGTTACCCGTCATCGTACCACCAGCCAAGGCTAAACGAGTGTCACGCTGCGTGTCAACATAGTCCTTGGTAGAAGCATCAGTTCCAGCCGTAGGCGTACCAAGACCAGTGATCTTGTTACTTCCCATTGCCAGAGCACCGGTCATGGTGTCGCCTGACTTGCTAACCTTGGTAGCGATAGAGTTCGTTAACGTGGTTGCAATGTTTGCATCATCGTTAAGAGCATCAGCAATCTCACCAAGTGTATCTAGAGTAGCTGGAGCAGTGCCGATCAGGTTGCTGATAGCCGTATCAACATAGCTCTTAGGAGCAGCGTCACTGGAGTTGGTAGGCGTAGGAAGGCCCGTGATCGTTGCAGATGTTCCAGAGTTCATGTCCAACGTACCGTTGATGGTGACGTTGTTGAACGAGGAAGAGCCGCTAGAGGCCGTGACGTTACCGGTCAAGTTACCGGTGACATTGCCGGTCACATTGCCGGTGACGTTACCAGTAAGGGTACCAGTAACGTTACCAGTCAAGGTTCCAGAAAGGCCAACAGTAGCCGTTACGTTGGTAAAGGTACCCGCAGCAGGCGTGGTTCCACCAATAACGGTGTTGTTGATGGTTCCGCCCGTCTGAGCCACACCAGCGACAGTACCACCAGTAATAGCAGCAGCGTTGGCTTCTTGGTTACCCAAGGAACCCACCAGCTTGACAACAGCGGCGCTACTGTCCTTGGTATAAAGTTTCTTGTCAGTTACGTTGACAGCCAACTCGCCCTGCTGCAATGAACCCGCAGAAGGTACAGAAGAGGCTGTGCTACTGTTCTTGGTGATTATCGTTGCCATTTAAGCTCCGTATTTATTTTCGTACCATTGTTGTAACGGGCCTGCTACGTTTCTTGGATATGCAGGCATATAGGCATTGTAGTATCTTTGAATTGCAGCATAGTAGTCCGGGCCAAACTGCGGAGTAGTGCTTCCAAGCATCGTGTCTGAAGGAGGAATGCTACCGATATTAGTCCCACCGCCCATCATACCTGTTCCTGCTGTTCCTGTTCCCAACAAAGTCAATAATTTTAATAAATCGTTTGTTGAAACAAGAGGCTTTGTAGGCTCCGCAACTTTAACCTCAGGAATAGGAACTTCAAACTTGGGAGGCAGCACCGGAGGAGGAGTTAATATCGGAGTAAACTCATCTTCCACTATTGGTTTTGACTGGACAGTAACCTGCTGCGCCGGTGGAGGAACCACTGTAGGAATCAGACTACCAACCACTTCACGAGGAACCACAGGTGTTTGTTCTGTTGTACCAGTAACAGCAACACTCTGAGAAGGTACTAAACTACCAATAACACTACCAATAACCGAGGGAGCCTCTGGAGTAGGTGCCAAAGGAGAACTGGTTACGGGAACTGTCTGAGTTGGTACAATCGAGCCTATTGCTGCGCCAACTGTTGTAGGAACTTCTGGTTGTGTAGCAATTGTTTGTCCTGTAACGGGTACTGTTTGCGTCGGTACCAAACTTCCAATAACGCTTCCAACTGTTTCTGGTACAGCAGGAGTAGTGGCCATTGTCTGCCCCGTAACCGGAACTGTCTGAACAATATTCGACAACAAACCGCCAACAGCAGCACCGGCAGGAGCAGAAATTTGTGTTTCCGCCGGAAGTGTTGTTGATTGGACGGGAACTGTTTGCATTGTATCCGACAACAAGCCACCAGTGGCTGCACCAACAGTCTCAGGAGTGGTTTGAGGACTGATAGTTTGGCCTGCAACAGTTACCTGCTGTCCAGTAGCTGCTGAAATCAAAGCAGCAGCAACTTCTGGAGCAACCTGTTGAACAGGAGCTTGTCCAGTTACTTGTACTTGCTGCGTAGCACCTGCAACGCTAACGGGTTGTCCAACAAGACTAGACAACACAGCACTGGCTATGTCTGCTGTAATGTCTTGTGCAGCGGTAGTAGTCTGTACTTGAACCTGTTGAGCAGGAGCCTGTGCTTGAACGGCTTGAGATGGCGTGATTGCACCGACAACCGCAGCAGGAGCTGTTACATCAGATTGAGCCGGGGCCGTGGTGGTTTGTACCTGAACCGTTTGGCTTGGGGTTAGTCCTGCCCCAATCGCGGCAGCCGGGGCTGTTGCTTGCACCTGCGCCGGAGTGGTTGCTCCTTGAACCGTAACGCTTTGAGTGTCCGAAAGAAGGTTCGGTGAGGTCGATTGAGCAGCCGATCCCAACAAACCTCCAGAAATAGCACCAGCCGCAGAAGGGGCGGCAGTCGCTAACAGACTGGCAGGGTTGGCCCCACCTGTGATCGTAACCATATTAGGAAGACCAGAAGAAGCCGCGCCAGCTCCACCGACAGAGATGCCAGCGAAATCAGTTGCAATCTGTCTTGCCGTAGCACCAGCCAATGCATCGCCAGCGATCTGTGATGCAGTAACAGCCCCGACACCCTGCTCAACCAGAGCGTTCACAATATTAGCTTGAGAGGCTCCAGCACCAGCAAGATCAACAGCAGTATTCGCAGCGGTCTGCGCGGCAGTTGGGAATAAGGTTTCTATACCAAAAGCGGTCAAGCCACCAAGAGCAGCCGACTTTAGCGCAGACTCTAGATCGCCTGTAACTCCATAAGAAGTAAGTCCCGCCCCGGTAGCAGCCGCAACAGGCGCACTCAAAAGACCAGCACCAGCAGGGCCAAGAATGCCCCCAATGCCAGCAGCTAATCCAGCCTGAAGCAGTCGAGTTGCGTTAGATGTTTTGCCGAAGTCGGCGTTGTAGTATTGGGGAACGATCTCTTCCCCTGTCGCGGAATACAGGCCGAGAGTCGCGCCAATCCCACCAGGATTCATGCGGGTATATTCAATCGACCCGTCAGGATTGAAGCTGTAAACCTCATTACCTCTAACAATCGGATACGCTGCCCCGATTTCGTACGCAGACCTAATGTTTGCAGCATCTTCAGGCGTAACTAGCGATTGCAGATCAAGCCTGTTTGCTTGGGGCATCGGCTCACTTATGATTGCAGCACCTTGTGGTGTCTGCATAGTGGCTTGTTGCTCAATAGCTGCCGGAGTTGTGTTTCTTACATCCGCAGCAATCCTCTTTAGAGCATTCCAGTCCTGGTCGCTCTCTGCCCTAGCAGCGGTGCGAATCTGTGCGTCTGTGTAGCCTTGAGAGATAAAATCGTTGTATAGCCGACCCTTCTCTTCGTTTGACAGCGAATCAACATTCGGAGGAAGCTGTGGAACACGAGCCTCTGCAATCACATTCTTAGCAGCAATGTCCTCAGAGATAGCATCTGCCATCTTCTTGCCGAAGTCTGCGTTAGTGTGAACCCCGTCCAGAAGATCACCAGTGCCAGCAGAGGTTGCTTGACGAACATCAGTAAAAGAAAGGCCGTTAGACTCTGCCAGTTGTCTTAGTCCGTCATTAATCTGGTTTGCGCGCTGTTCTGCGGCAGGATCAATGTATCCAGCAATATTTCCAGTTTTGGAGTTCTGAGCGCCATACAACTCAGACACGCCCACAATAATCGGTGTTACGCCGTTCGCCCTAGCAATGTCCACCATCTGCTGAACACTTTGCAAGGTGATGGCCGGGTCTTGATTTTTAATAGCATCAGCAGCGCCGTAACGGATAATTGCGTACTGCGGCCTGTTTTGTTCGATGTAAGACTGGAAAGCACCAAACTTAGCGCCACCAGCAAGAGCCTCGTTAGATGTTTCTCCGCCAGTCGCAAGGTTCTGAACCTGAATCCCGAGGTTGTTTGCAATTACATCAGCGACTGAACTTCCGTACTTAGTATCTGGTGTTCCGTCTGGATTATATCCAACATACTCACTCATTGAGTCACCAAACAGCACAGCCTGTGGAACTAAAGATTGTGTGCTTTCGCCAAAAGGAAACAAAGAATCGGCGTTAAATTCTAATTCGTCTTCAGTCATTAAACGAGTTGCCATTATGCTTTCCTTATGACTTCAAAAGTGTTGATCGTGCTCATGCTTGAGGCTGATTCCGACTCTACTCTAATTTCATCGCCTTCTTCTAAGACAATATAAGCACCTTCGTTAAACTTAAGGAACTGTGTTGGGCTTAGAAGGTAACCGTCTAATACTTTAATCTCTACATTGGTGCTCTTGTCGTACCAGAACACATCAATGGTTTTGTTGTTGCCCGTGTGGTTCACTATATAACACAAGTTCCACAGAGCATAATAACCCGTAGGAACAGTGTAAACAGTGGTCTTTGTCGCGGCTGTTAGGTTGTTACCTACGGATACTTGTCTCATTCTTCGTCTTTCTTAGCAGGACGACCACGCTTAGGCGCAGATTCTTCTTCTTTGACTTCTTCTTCGTCTACTTTAACATAGTCAGGATGCGTCAGCATTGCCTTGATGTCGTGCTCAAACTCAAACGAGTACACTGAGCCAGAATATTTGCACATGAATTTCATTCAATTCTCCAATGACAAAAAGGGAAGACCCCCGTAGGAGTCCTCCCTAGTTGTTTACTTAGGCCGGAACAGCCAGAGCAACAGCAGCGCCGTCGCGCAGTTCGTCGCAGCC